TTATTTTTTAGCATGACGTCCTCTTGTTGGGTATGGATTAGGATTAATAGGTACTTTTACATCAATGGGTAGCCCGGTATCATGTTGGCCATGCAACATGATATAACTTTCATACAATGTTGCGGTTGGGAACAGTGTTCCTACTAATTGCGCTCTCTCTAGATTGGTTAAATCTTCATTAAAATAACGAGCTGATTCCATGTATTGAAATATTAGACTGTAGTTCCATTCTTTTTTTTGTAGCATTTTGAGTTTTATATTTAATTCATTTTTTCTTTTTTGATACATAGTAAGTTCATTTTCTATCGATTTTTTCTTTTCGTCTAACATACCTTTATTAAAAGATTCATCATCTAAATAAAGATCCATTAGACGTTCAATTTTTATATGCTGTTTTTGTATTTTCTTGTCTATTTTTTTGATGTTTGCTTTGACAATATCTATATCTTTTTCATTGTTATCAAGATCGATATATTGTTTTGCTAACTCTTCACTTGTTAAAATATCTTTAATTGCATTTAGTATATTTTCGTCAAATCTAACGGAGTTAATAGATATATCACAAACTGATTGATCTGCAAGTCGAGCCTTACGCCCGTGTTTGAGGTAATAGGATGGTTTTGATCGATTGCCGTGTTGAGATAAATAAATTTTATATCCACATAGACCGCAAGTGATAGAAGTTCTTCTTAGGAAATGGATATGCTTTTTATATTTCTGTTTTGTATAAGAGGATATTTTGTATTGAGTAGTTCTTTTTCTTTTTTCTTCTTGAATGGCATTGTAGGTTTCCTGTGTTCTTAAAGGTGGAAATATATTTGGAATAGATATGGTTTCACCATTTTCAAATGTTTTTTCCATGATGCCATGATAAGCTTTAGATGCAATCCTATGAAACACTGTTCTTTCATTCCATAGTTTTCCTGCAGGAGTTAAAGAAATCTCGTTTAATCGTTTTGCTATTGTTACTAAACCTAATTGTTGTTTTAAGTATAAATCGTCAATCATTGGGATGGCCCAAGCAAATTTATCATTAACTGAAATGGTTTGCGTTTGTTTGTCATAAATGTATTCGTATGGAACTTTACCCCAAGGTTTACCTTCCCTGAGTCTTTGACGTTTGCCACGCATCATAGTTTTGACAACTTCTTTTTTACCTCTACGAGCAAACCAATTCTGTATGTCACTCATAAATTCTTGTATATCGTCATTAAGATCAATCATGCTACCTGGTTCTGCTAGTTTAACGTTGTTTTCTTTAAGAACAGCTTTTAACATTTCCCAATGTAAACCATCAAGACGAGATAGACGAGATTGATCAAGCACTAAAACAACATCTATTTTTTCTTCGTCAGCTAAATTCATTACTGTTTGTAAACCTTGTTTTTCAAAATTTCCTCCACTGTCTATATCATTAATAGTATTAATTAATTGCCAGCCCATTTTTTGTACATAAGCTGTTAATTCAGTTTGTTGAGCACGCAAAGAATATTTTTCTTCCAATGCTTGTCCTTTCGTGGAAACACGAATGTAAATGACCGCTCTCATATTATCCCCCTCATCCCAATGCCACAGAGTAGCAAATAACTTTGCCATAAATTTTGAGGTCATTACTTGTATCGTATTTAATAATGATGTCTCTAAATTTATGATCAGTGGACTCAGGTCTCAAAATTAATACCTTGTCCTCATCATCACGCCTAAAGCGTTTCAGACTATACTCGTCACCGTGGCTAAATACTATTAGGTCATCTTGTTTAATTTGATCTAGATCAACAGGTTTGAGGATAACGTAAGACTTGTTTGGTATGACTTTATTAATACTCTCGCCATTTACTTTCATGGCAAATAGGTCTTTGCTTGACTGATATTTACCTAAAAAACTCTTGGGATACTTAATGTACTGGACGTTGTCCTCTGTAATTCTATCTACTGCGTCCAAAGAACCAGCAGCTATATTGCCAAAGAGTGGAATGAGAACGTCATTAGAAGACTCTTTTTCAATAATTTTAGCCGTATCGTCTGAAAATCTTGGGTCAATTTTATCTTTAGATATTTTTAATGCGTCCGCTATTTTTTGACTATTGCCAGGGGTAGGGGTAGATGTACCCTTAACATAACCGTTTATAGTGGACTTTTTAATTCCAGTTATGTCCGCTAATTTCACTTGTGTTATGTCTCTAGATCTTAATATGTTTGAGAGATTTTTTGAGATTACTTCTCTTATTCTCTCATCTAAGCTTGTTCTTTTAGGTCTAGACATTTTAATTAACTCCTTGTTTTTGTCTTTATTATTCCCTATTATAACGAATATATTCGTATTTTCAATGAATTAATTGTGTCTTTTTATATAAAAGGTGAAAAAAACCGTTGACAATACGAATTTACTCGTATATTATGATGTTAAATTAAGAGAGGGAGTGGAAATGATGTTGCAAATTACATTAGAAGCGGCAAGAAGGAATGCTGGCTACACGATAGAAGAAGCCGCTCTTTTATTTGAAATCCATCATCAAACATTATCATCGTACGAAAGAGATTCTTCTAAGGTACCATTTGATTTTGTAGAAAAGATACCTAATGTGTATGGTATTCCTAAAACATCTATTTTTTTTGGCAATAGATACGATTTTATTCGTACTTTAAGAGAAAGAACTCTCATATAACATTTAAAAAAACAATCACTATTAAAAAGAAGGGATGAATTATGTTACCAATTGATCCAGCAATATTAATGAAAAAGATGGAAATACCTGAAAAAATAGCGCAATTATCTTACATTGATTCTGAAAAAGCCATTAAATACATGAGAATTTGGGGAGAAAGGAAAATGCCTATAACGCCATTGTATGACGAATTAAACAAAGAATTGCGTTTGTTATCGCAATGAAAAGGTGAAGAGGATATGGTGGCCGACGTACATATCATATCCTGATTTACCCCTAAAAGTGATAGTAAGAGGAGGCTTAAAAAATGAATAAAAGCGTGGAAAAGTTGTACTTGGAATTGACATTTAAAGGTCTTAAACAAGAATTGACACCTCAAGAATCACGAGATTTAGTTATTTGTCGTAAGTATCTCCTGGAGAAAGTTAAAGAAAAAGAAACAGGGCCTAATATTGAGTGGGAACGTGACAAGCTTGTGATTTATTCTCTTATGGCACATGCGACAAATGATTTAGAATGGCAAGCACAGCTGAAGCAAGATGCCAAGATATTAGACAAGGTGATGGAAAATGACGTATGAAGAGTTAGCTGCATTGACTAATGAACATCTCCACAACGTTGAAAACGCATTATTTGAGTCACTTTGTGACAGTGGAAAAACGTATGAGGAGGTATTAGATGAACTAACAGGATTAGAAGAATCGGTAAAAGCAAAAACAAACGGTTCTGCGTTAGAAATTGTAAAAAATGTACGTAAAAGGATCATTAATCAAGTTTTTTATTTGGGAGAGTTTGTTAGACAATTTACCATTCCAAAAAATGAATATGAATATGAGGGTTATAAATTACAGATGGATAAAATCATTAAATTAGGAGGTAAGTAATCATGACTACACGTGAAGTACATCAGATCGCAAACCGATTTAACCGCATTATGAGGGCAGATATTGATGACAACAAACGTAAAAATTGGTTATCTAACCTACAAAGTGACATCGAGGGCAAATATGACATAGATAACGATAGTGATGATAAGTACAAAAATGCAGAAAAATATGTAATGGTGGTTCACCAAACAATTGTTGAGGCTAGGACAAACTAATGCAAAAAAATGGGGTGCAAACAAAAAAGAAAAGCCATCACCTTTGCGAAAGTGACAGCTCAATATGACAATCTTACAAAACAAAATTGATTAAGTATAGTCTACTACTTTTATTTACAAACAGCAACTATCGTTGCTGTACGTGGCTCAAACACCATATCTTCTCCTCCGTTATTTATCTCTAGTTTGAGCCACGTACAGTGCCGGTAGGCATTAAAAGGGGGAAATTATTTGAAATTGCAAAAATTTGATGAGCTGTGCAAGGAGTTTATATTTTGCCTACAGTGTGGCAGTCAAATGATTGGCAATGGCGCAGGGTCACTCAATGTTGATGAGGATACATTTCAACGTGGCTGTGAATGTGGTTGGTCAGTCGTAGTAACTGTAAAAGCAGATGGTACGGAAGAAAAGAATGAAAATCTATCTAACTAGGAGGGGAATAAAATGGGATTTTCTAAAAAACTATTTGGTATAGGTAAAACGGAAGTTGAGAACTTGAATATGCAAAAAGGACTTGCTCCGTTTAAACAAAGACAACTTATTCATGATTCTATCACGGACGTTTGTCATCAACTTGAAAGTAAAGGGCTGAGTATTTCTGAAGCGTTGAAAGTGTTAGAAGAATCTAAAACAAGCTTGCTAGATAATTCTAGGTTAAACACAGATCATTTTGTTGAAGCAACAGCAGTACCTGATCCCAAATATGACCTGCAAAAGGATGAATTTATTAAAACACGTATAAATCAACTTGAAAAACAAGTTTTTGAATTAGAAAAAAAGGTCGCTGAGGTAACAGTGTCCAAAGAAATCCAATTAAATGCTAAAGAAATTGCTAAGTTATCTAGTCTTGCAAATCATCAACAACCTTTTGAATAATTTTAGTTACTAATTTAAATTGTTGTTTTATTATTAATCCATTTAATTCAGCAACCATCATCATAATTTCACTGCCCATGTTATTAAAATCTAAACTTTTACCGTTAAATTTTTCATCAACTAATTTTGCAATTTCTTCTTGATTAGTTTCAGTTTGTGTTGACAAAATTTCTGTTGCTATTTTTTCGACGTTAACTTTTTTCATTTTTAATCCCTCCTTTCCTGTCTTATCCAATTTTATATGAATGTAGGGAATTATACAAAAATCGAAACAGGGTAATTACCCTGTCATTGGGAGATAGGCACCCCAATCTGATGAGACAGCCTACAAAAGGAGGGAATAGGATGCCAATTGTTGATTTAAATAACTTTGCGGGTGGAGCATTGTCCGAAAGATTTAACATTGAGTTGCAAAAGGTCGTCGAGAACATTGCAGATCCAAATACGGAGCCAACAAAGGTACGCAAGGTGACCATGACGGTCACACTCAAGGCAAATGAAAACAGAGATATTGCTGAGGTAGATGTGACAGCTAATCCAACCTTAGCACCTGCTAAATCTGTATCATCAAGCTTGCTTATCGGCATTGATGGACAAGGCAACGTGGGCGCGTCTGAATTAAAATCAGGCGTTAAGGGTCAAACGTTTGTCGATGCTGATGGAGACATGGCCGAGGACGACGGATCAAAAATTACCGATTTCAGGAAGAGGGATGTTAAGTGACGTATGACAAAGAGGCATTGCAATATGTAGTTGGTTTAGGACAAACCAAAATTGAGCAGATAGGTAATAGTTTTTACTCGACTAATAATTTGCATCGTATTAAACCACCCGCCCCATCCAAATTAACAGTTAATAGTTTATCAGGCTTAATTGATTATTTAAAAGCCAACTTTGATTTTAACACTGCTGATAATAATGTGATGGTGCACGTAGAATCACCTACTAAAGTGGTTGCCATGAGTGCGTATGTTGGAGATTACGATCGCAATCACTACATTGGTGCAGAAGCACTTTTATCCGATTTTAAGTTTAACAATTTTTACAGCGTTGAACATTTTATTATCAATTTGCAGGCAGCCTTTATCGACAACGAGGACAGGCAAACCATCCTCAAAGTGGTGGGCAATGTCAAAGACGAGAATGTCACAACCTTTGGCGATGACGGCATTTCGCAAAAAGTGACTGCTAAAACAGGTGTGGCTACAGTGGGTGAAGTTGTCGTTCCTAATCCAGTTTTGTTACGACCTTGGAGGACATTCGTGGAAATTGATCAACCGCAAAGCGATTTCATTTTTAGAATGAAAGACGGTCCAACATGTGCACTATTTGAGGCGGATGGTGGGGCTTGGCAATTAGAGGCTATCAAAAATATCAAAGAGCACTTAGAAGCTGAGCTAGCGGATGAAATATCTCAAGGACATATTATCATCATCGCTTAATAGAGAGGGGGATCACGTCCCCCATAAAAAGAGAGATAAAGGGGTTAATATAGAGCGTTAAATAAATCAAAAAATAGATGTAGAAAGGACGAGTCACGTATGCACGTTATACCGATGAGTGCCACCTTATGTGTGGGCAGTACCTTAGTATTATTAGTCGGTCTATCCATTTTTGGTTTTGTGATGGGACATCGAGCTAAGGGCAGTCACAGATGAGAGCAATAGGTATTGTACGCAAATTGGATCAATTAGGTCGTGTGGTCATCCCAAAAGAAATAAGGAAACAAAATGGGTGGCAAGAAGGTCAACCCATTGAAATGTTTACGGAAAAGGACCAATTGATCCTAAGAGGTTATGGTACAGATCATAAGATCGTTGCGGCAGTTGAAATGATTGAACATTTGCAGTACAAAGCACAAGCAAATGAAGACAATGAAACGTTGAAAATGCTACAACGTGTCAAAGATTTGGTGGAACAAGAAAAGTAACTAGCAAGCTAGTTACTCCTGGGGTTATCGTAAAAACAAAGTCTTATTACTTACAGTGTAGCGATAACCCTTAAACATGTCAATGTAGAGAGTGTGGCTGATTGGATAGGAGGATGCGTCACTATGTTGGATACTGTGCCCTATCGTGTATTACTTCCACCCGAAATTTGGGCCATAAAAACGACACAAGACCAGTCTGTCTTCCGATCTGCGCTCACTCACTATATGCGACGTTATCCCGATTATATTGTTAAAAACACGAAAGATGGGTTTGCAATATGTGAAAGGAGAGCAAGAGTGTGAAGAACGGCAAGGCTCCCACACGAAGACAACGCACGTTAATTAATTATTATGGTCTAAATCCCGAAAATTGGCTTGTATCCAAGCACACAACTGGGGAACTCGTTTTAATCAATCGTTATACCAACCAAGAGAAAATTATCCCATCGAGGTGAGAAATGTATGCAAGGGTGGATCAAATTACATAGATCACTCCAAGAGCACTGGATATACAAAGAGAAACGTCGCTTTTCAAAGTATGAAGCCTGGATTGATTTGCTTCTGATGGCTAATCACGAGGACGGAAAAGTGTTATTTGGCAATGAATTAATCGATGTCAAACGTGGGCAAAGAGTGACATCAATCCGCAAATTATGTGACAGTTGGCACTGGTCAAATACCAAAGTCACACAGTTTTTAAACGTGTTAAAACTGGAAGGCATGGCATCCATAAATAGCGACAGCAGAAAGACGACTATAACCATTGAAAACTATGACAGTTACCAAGATAGAGAAGACAAAAAAAAGACAGTAAAACGACAGAAAAGCGACACGAAAACGCCACTAAAGCACACAAACAAGAATGTAAAGAATGAAAAGAATAATACATTACGTTCCAAATTAAAATTTGAAACCCATCATGTTAAATTGGCTGAATTGCTTTTGAAAAAAATCCAAGCCAATTATCCCAAGTTTAAATCGCCGAATCTGGACTCCTGGGCAAATACCATGCGCTTGATGATGGAGCGAGACAATCGGCAAGGAAAAGAGATACAAGACGTGATTATGTGGTGTCAATCCCATCATTTTTGGTACAAGAATATTTTGAGTGCAGACAAGCTGCGGAAACAATTTGACCGCTTGCAGATGGATAGGCAGGATTCTAAACATTCGTTTCAGGTCGTGAGTGGATCCAATCCTAAAGGGAGAGATGTCCCCAATCAATTTGAGTATGACATCAACGCCGGGGAGGAGTAAAAAATGAATGCCGAGCAATCCCTACTGGGGTCTTTTATACAAGCCAATTATTTGATCAAGGATACCTTGATCCAACCAACCTACTTTGAGGATAGTCGGCATAAATATTTACTGCAGGTGATGCAGGGATTGATCCAAAAAGGCAACAGTGTTGATGTCGTGACGCTATCGACATTGAGCGACTTACAAGCTATTGGGGGTATCTCCTACGTCAACGAGTTAAAATCCTATGCCAATGTTGAGAAATTTGACGAGTACGAAACGCTTGTTTTGGAGGATTGGCGAGAGCGTGAAAAACGACGTTTGTTGCAAAAGGCAATCAGTGAGGATTGGGATATTGATCATGTGAGGCAGACACTGGATGCTCTCAATCAATCCAAAGTCAGCGATCATACGTCCATCAATCACAGTTTGCAAGATATATTTGACCGACCTTTTAAAGATACGATCCAGCAATCAGGCATACCCACAGGCATAAGCCAACTAACGTTGATGACGGGAGGCTTCCAGGACGGAGAATTGATTATTATTGGTGCACGTCCGTCGATGGGTAAAACAGACATTATGCTGCACTTTGCTAAGGCAGCAGGGTGGGCAGGATATACTCCCAATGTATTTTCACTTGAAATGCCCGAAAAAAAAATAACAGAACGATTGGTTGCCTCAACAGGTAAATTTAATCGGATTAAAATGCGCAATCCTTACAGAGATTTTAGCGATTATCAAAAACGCATATGGTCATCAATTATCGGTCAAGTGGAGCAAACACACATACAAATTTTTGATAACTCCTCGCAATCGATCGCCGATATCAGAGCCAAAATGAGATGGAGTACCAATGAGTATCCCAATAAAAAGCCCTTAATTTTGATAGATTACTTAACCTTGATACGATCCAAGCATTTTTATAACGGGAATGTGCATCAACAAGTCACTGAGATTTCGCGCGATCTTAAAAGTATGGCTAAAGATTTTAATTGCCCGGTCATTTGTTTGGCACAGCTCAATCGTAATGTGGAGCAACGCCAAAATAAGCGCCCGCAGATGTCAGATATTAGGGAATCAGGAAGTGTTGAACAAGATGCCGATGTGATTGGGTTTTTGCACAGGGAAAAATATTACGACCAAACGAACACAGATGATGGCCTCGAAATTATTATCGCAAAGAATCGCAATGGTCCCATCGGCACAGCGCGAGCGGATTATAATCCTTACACAGGAGTCGTCACAGATGAAAATAAGGGAGATGTATGACTATTGCATAGCTAACGAGGAACGTGTCATGGGTCATTATATTTTATGTTGCCTACAAGAGAGTCGACTCACGTTGGAGGATGATGTTGCACAACTCCCACACTGTGACGCTCAAAAAGTACAAGACATGGTCAAAAAAAATGTTCTTGGCTTTAGCACTATCAAAATATTTTCGTTAAAAAAAAATAAAACAACGTTTGTTTTCATCTTTGCTTCTGATGCTCAACAGGCTATTCATTTTTTTAAAAAGGTTTATCACCATAAACCATTAAGCTGCCATGACTATCCATTAGATTATCCCATGGCAAGAGGCAATGCTTATTTAACCTTCCTAGAAATGCGCAAAGAATTCATTGATTTTCCTACACTTGTCGGTGTTTACGAGAGGAGATAAAAAAAATGAAACGCATTTTAAATTATCCAGGCAGTAAGTGGAGGCTTGCTCCATGGATTATTGAGCACATGCCCGAGCATGAAACCTACTTAGAACCCTTTTTTGGATCCGGAGCTGTTTATTTTAACAAACCTCTTTCAGACGTTGAAACGATTAACGATATCGATGTACGCGTCGTCAATCTATTCCGAGTCATACGTGACTATCCTAGAGAGCTAGCCTATAAGGTCAAATATACGCCAGTATCACGGAAAGAATATGATCTATCCTTTGAAATTTCCAAAGAACCCATTGAAGATGCTAGACGAATGTTGGTCTGTTGTTGGTTTGGTATTTCCGGGAAAACGAATAGTAAAGCGGGGTTTCGATCGAGTGTCACTAAAAATGGCCCAAGGGTGATAAAAGAATGGCAGAGTATTCCTGGAGGGATTAAAGAGGTAAGCGAACGATTAAAAAAAACACAAATTGAATGTCGAGATGCGATCGAATTAATACATCTTTATAATCGTCAACAAGTCTTAATTTATGCCGATCCGCCTTATATCGGAGAACAGGTCAAATCGATGCATTATAAGCATGAAATGAATGTGTCAAATCATGAGAATTTGGTAGACGTCTTAAAAAAACATGAGGGTCCTGTGCTTTTATCAGGCTATGAAAATGACGTCTATAAACAAAAGCTTCAACATTGGAAAGTCCTTAAAAAGACTTCTATGACTCTTACAGGATCCAAAAGAACAGAATGTCTTTGGATGAACGGCATAGCTGCAGAAAATAGCGGTCAATTAAGCTTATTTGATTTAAATTGAAATTTACAAAACATTGACAAGAGGAGGTACATTATGACGGATAAAGAGTTAAAAGCAGATATTTGTAAAGTTAATAAAGATTTTTCTCAAATTAGTGTAGGAATCATCAAAGCTGCTGATGTCGCACCCACTCTTCCCATTTGGATCGTTATGGATAATAACAAAAGTGGTGGACCTGATAGTATCAAAGGTATTTTTGCTAATAAATTAGAGGCTAAAGTTTTTGTTGCAGAGTATGTGCTAGATAACGGCTTAAACACAGATCATCTGCACTTTATAGAGCGACAGATAGAGGTGATTGATAATGCAACCAGGATTTGATTTAGATTTGCAAATTGCAATTGAGGTCATGGGATTTACAGAGAAAAAAGATAATGATGGAAAATTGATCGCAATCAGAGACGAGCCTAATGACTATGATTATTTTATAGATGAAAATGAATTTGAATTTAATCCCTCCGAAGATATTGGAGATGCTTTTTTGGTGGTCGAGCGAATGAAAGAGCTTGATTATGACGCATATATCGAGGTTGGAGCAACTGGAGATAGTTATTCATGCGAGTTTGCTCACGTAGCAGAATACCACAAAAGAGAATCTCATGTGTATGATTCAATGCCAATGGCAATATGTCTAGCTGCTCTTAAAGTAGTAGGAGTGGATGTTGACGAGTAATGGTAATCGGAATAACTGTTGTCTCTTTCCTTGGTTTAATAGCAACTGTTCTTGTAACTTGCGTCGTTATTATCATGTTCCTGTGCTGGAAAAGAGAGAGTTTTAATATTTCTGAGACACTAGAAGACAAATTATTTTCACTTATGTACTGCATACTTGTAGGATTTTTGAGTTTATTTATGTATTTTTTTATATACATTTTCATTGGTTTAGGAATTTCTTTTGCATTACATGATTAGGGGGAGATTGATCAATGAGAACACCTTTAATGAATTTATTACATGATTTGAGATATGAAAGAGGAGAGTTGCTTAAACATATGGCGGCTAAGTTAGGTATTTCCTCCTCAAAATTATCAGCGTATGAAAACGGTAAAGAAGTGTTACCATCAAGTATTTTCAATAAAATCGTAGACGTCTATCATCTTCCTGAACTAGCTGTTAACTTTATGGCTCGTGCTGTTGCTGAAACAGTAAAAATAGTTCAAGAAAACCAAAGTAAAGTTCATTCTGAATCCAAAATAGAATTTGCTATTGATGGTCTAGAATCGTGTGACATATATGCAAGCGGTGAACGTGTCGATCAACAACCTTTTGTAAGTCTTTTTAAGGTGTATGACGGAAGTATTGTAAATAAGAAATGCATTGAGATTAATAACAATGTGTATCTAGTGAATGATGTTGAAATAAAAGAGAGCGGTGCAATAGTTTTAAAGTGTTCTACACATTATGATCCTGTGTTCGTCAGTGAGGAGAGAGTAAATGAAAAACACTTTAGGTGACCTACACAACCACCTCTTTGCACAGCTTGAAAGATTGAGCGATGAAGATATCAAGGGAGAGCAATTAAAAGAGGAGATTAAAAGATCTCATGCTATTAATCAGGTTGCTACTCAAATTATTAAAAATGGTCATTTAGTCCTTAGCGCGAAAAGGTTAGATGATGACCGCATGGATGCAGAGACTAAAATACCCAAAATGCTCGAAGGCGGTATCGAATGAGATATACAAAAGAGCAACGTGATTATATTAAAGAGATTGCTCCTGGTAGATATAACGATGAGATAACCCAATTGTACAATGATAAATTTGGTACAAGCCTTACAAAGACACAAATTAAGATTTTTAAAAATAATCACGGTATTAAAAGCAATGTCCCAAAACATAAAGCAAACGAGGATGCTGGTCTTTTTAATAAAGAGCAAAAAATCTTTATTAAAGATCATGTAAAGGGATTACTAAATAAAGATCTTGCTGATTTAATCAACAAAACTTTTAATCTATCCATTACTGCTAAGCAGATTAACGGTTACAAGAAACGTCATGGTTTAACAAGTGATATTGATCTCAAGTTCAAAAAAGGAAATTCTCCTATAAATAAAGGGACAAAAGGAATTTACAATGTAGGTGGCAACAAGACGTCTTTCAAAAAAGGACAAAGACCAGCTAACTATAAACCTGTTGGATATGAGCGTATAGACCGTGACGGTTATGTATTAGTTAAAGTCCAGGACGATGGTCCGTGGAATAAAAGATGGCGACATAAACACCGAGTATTATGGGAATCGCATAATGGTCCAGTCCCACATGGGTATGTTTTGTTATTTGCAGATGGTAATAAGCAGCATATAACTTTGGATAATTTAATTGTCATCTCACAAAAACAACTTTGTGTTATCAATAAACAAGGTTTGATACAAAATGATGCTGATTTAACAAAGGCAGGTCTCTTAATAGCCGATTTAAAAATTAAAATCAGTGAACGAAAGAAAGTTAAAAGTAGGAGTGATTAAATGCCAAAAATTGAATCAGAATATTGCCCGATATGTGGTGAGGTTGTGGGATTTAGGTCTTGGCAAGGCAGTATATACGAGTGCGATAGTTGTGGCAATATGATTGATTTAGATGTACTAGAGGATGAGGAGGATGATTAAATGCTAACTGCAGACCTAATATTTATAGCGATCTTTGTTGTTGGAGTAGTTTGGCTATTGCTCTATCAAGCAAGCAGTATAGACAAGATGAGACAAAGGATTAAAACACTGGAATATAAGCATGAGGAGACGGATAGAGAGACATACGAGTTGTTTGATCTTTACAAAAAAATGAACGATGGTGTGAAAAATAGGAGGAGGTCGACTAAATGAGTAGATTACAACGAATTGAAGCCGAGTTGCAATTAGGTAAAAATATTTCCAAAGATGATATTAAATGGTTGGTCAAAGAAATAAAAAGAAATAATAAAGAGCAAGAAATGAAATTTTTCGAAGTTAATGAAGAATATTATTGCTTAATAATGGCACAAACAAGAGAAGAAGCTTTGCCGATATATGTAGAAAATATGGATGAAGATGCAACGGAAGAAACTTTTGAAGAAATTTCCGAAGAAGTTGATCGTGATTATGCAGTAAATAGTTATTTATCAGTAATGCGTGAGGAGAACAAAGAAATGAAAGATAATGAAATTTTAGAAAACATTAAAGACAACGAGCCTAAAATTTTGATTATTGATGGTAGTTTGCTGTAAATAAAAAAGCCTAGCACCAACTAGGCTCATACAGCTCCTTAATACCTATTATGTAGCAAGTATAACATAATTAAGGAGCTGGAATAATGGCTGATCAATTATCTTTTGAGTTGCCCGTCATCGATCGACAATCTACGAAGGTTGCTGTAGAAGCGATCTTTGAAAAATATCGATTATTTTTATTAACAGTTCCTGAAGACAACATGCCAAAAATAACGCAGACGTTTAGTCTTGTCCCAACGTTTTCTAATCAATTTCACTCCTCAACAGAAGAATCAGCTGTACAAATAGCGAGCTTGGAACAAACAAAAGAAACCTTTGCGAGAAAAATACAACGGTGTGTCAATCGATTAAACCTGGAAGAAAGAATGGTCATCATTAACAGTTGTATGGGCGAGGATAAAGTCATGGACTATGAAGTGTATAATGCCTTGGGAATGAGTGAAAGAAAATATTATCGCGTGAAAGCACGTGCTTATTACAAGTTGGCTTTTATGTTATGGCAGGATAAATATATTTAATGGCAGAAAAAAGGCAGGATTTTGGCAGAAAAAAGGCAGAGCATTTGGTTAAAAGGGTGTTATGATGTTAATAAGTTAATTCATTGAAAAGAAAGGCATCCTCTTTTAGGATGCTTTTTTGTTTACATTAATTACAAGGCGTATATGAACAAGTACAACATTATATCAAATTAAGTTTAATATTTTAATTAGTTGTAAAATGGTTAAGATGAATACACAACAATTCATAATAAAAATTGGGATTTTAAAAATAATCGCTTTCTTTCCTTGTTTGTAAACATTCTTCAACATTTTAAAAATACCTAAGAGTATTCCATAAACAGCAAGAAATAATAGTATTAAAATCACTAAGTGAACCACAAAAAAATGTAGATACTTATTTAGCAAGATTATAATAATTATTATAATGCCACCTATTGTGATATCATCGGCACCTTCTCTATAATTCTTATTTTTTTTATTTAATTCGATCATAATTCCAATAAACCCAACAATTCCTACTATAAGTCCAATTACGTGAGACAAAAGTGTGTTATAAAGGAATTCTGGTCGTAAATATACAAATAAGGAAACAGTTAAAAAAGAAGTGCCGACCGAAAGACCTTCTATAAAATCATTCTTCTTATTTTCAGTAGACATAAGTTAACCTCCTTATGGAAAATTATATCAATAAAGATTAATTAATGTCTCTTTATTATAAAAAAATAGTAGATTAAAAGAGCATCTTGATTTTATATTTATTTGGGAGGTGAGCTAATGAAATGAATGTTGTACAACCCATTCGCGATCCTTATATGATCGAGGGGATTAAGCAATATTTAAAATTGCGAAGCATGCGCAATTATTTGTTTTTTTGCATGGGTATTTATAGCGGGTTGCGCGTGAGTGACTTGAGGACCTTGAGGATTGGCATGGTGAGAGGGACACACGTCGGACTGGTAGAAAAAAAGAATCATCATCGCAAACGGTTTATCATTCATCCGTCTATTCGTGACGACTTGAATTCTTACATCTTAGACAAAAAAGATAAGGATTTTTTATTTCCTAGTCGTCAGATAAAGATCAAAAGCCAATTAAGAGGACAACCCTTTGATCGTAGTACGGCTTATAAAATGTTACAGGATGCAGCACAGGTATTTGGGTTAACCGATATTGGCACACATACCATGCGTAAAACATGGGGGTATCAATTATATAAACAAGATCCACACAATCTAGCGTTACTAATGGATATGTATGGTCATAGCGATCCAACGATTACTTTACGCTATATTGGGGTCACTCAAGACATGATGGATGCCGCAATTTTGCAGTTGACTTAAGGTGTTAAATGTGACAAAAAGGCGTGTTGAGTGCAACACAAATAAAGCCATGTCGCACTCATTAAGGGGATAGTCGTTAATGTCATGCGTCTCAAAGGATTTCAGATTTACGTGAGTGCAACACAATATTAGTTGTGGTGTACTCATTACCCATATTTTAGTTAGATTATGTTACATTTGTCAGCATTATTTTAGGGGTAATCAATGAGCCTTTTTAATTATTTCCCAAAGATTTTTCATCGTTTTTTTGTCCCATTTTTTAAAGGTGATAAAAACTAAAAATGATGGCGTGTGAAAACAACTCAATTCCCTGGAGGTGGTGTTTATGAGGTGTCGAGACCAATAAGTCCTAACCGTCTCAAAGCCTTGAGATTATGGCTTAAAAGCTCTAGAGAGAGACGTTTAAAAGATATTGCAGAAGAACTAGGCGTGAGTGCCAGCCAAGTCCGCAAGTGGAAGAGTGTTGACAAGTGGGATGACATTCCTGATTCACAGCCCAAACGTGGTGCGCCATATCGTAATAAAAATGCCGTTGGTAATAAAGGTGGAGCACCGAAAGATAATGAGAACGCTATGAAACATGGCTACTATCAAAAGTGGCTGCCGACAGAAGAGGACTGGAAAGAAATCTATGACGCCACGCGTGCAGGCATGAGTCCTCTTGATATCGTATGGGAAGAAATCTTAGTGATGTTTACGAACTTTATCCGTGCTCAAAAGATTATGTATGTCAAAGATAAAGACGATGTCACAAAGGTTGTCAAAAAGGAAAAGCATACATCGCTGGGTGGCGATATGCCTAAAGACATATCGGAATACGAGTGGGAGTATCAACAAGCATGGGACAAACAAGCCAAGGCACTCACTGCTCAAGCATCTGCTTCAGCCGCATTAAGTCGTAAGATAAGACAATATGAACAGATGATCAGGGAACTACCACCTGAAGAAGTCAAAGAGAAACATCGTTTGCGAGCGACTAAACTTAAAGCAGACATAGACGCTGTCAAAGCAAAGGCATGGTGATGTTATGACCAAACATGCTGTCATTAAATCTTTTTATGCTTCGAGGCAATGGGTTAACTTTAGACTGCAGCTCATCCTCGAGCGAGGGAATACATGTGCACACTGTCATAAGATTATCCCTAAGTCAAGAGACCTTATCGGTCATCATACCGTCGAGTTGACACCGGAAAATGTCAACGATTATTCTGTTAGTCTCAACCCTGACTTGGTTGAGATTATTTGTTTTGACTGTCACAACAAAGAGCATAAGCGATTTGGGTATCAAAAGTTAAGACAAGTCTATCTTGTGTATGGTCCACCATTAGCAGGTAAGACAACCTTTGTCAGAGAGCAAATGATGAGAGGTGACTTGGTGTTAGACATGGATGCCTTGTACTCTGGCATGACACTACTACCAACCTACGACAAGCCTGATAACCTATTCATTAACGTTCGATTTATCCACAATCAGATTGTGGATAACATCAAGACACGTTATGGCAAGTGGACCAATGCCTGGGTGATTGGTGGCTATGCTGATAAGTATAAGCGTGAGAGGATGGCCAATGATTTAAATGCTGAGCTTATCTTTTGTGAGGCAAGTAAAGAGGAGTGTCTCCAACGCCTATCTATGGATGAGCAAAGGCAGTACAGGCAATCGGAGTGGCAAGGTTACATCGACAAATGGTTTGAGCAATACACACAATAATTTTTTAAAAAAATATTTCTAAAAAAATTATAAAAAAAACTTAAAATAATCCTAAAAAAAGGTAAATTAAAGGAATTTTTTAACATCCCCCCGGGTTATTTTTTAAAATAAAAAGTTCTGTAGACCGTCCCCCGCAGGTAACTAGGAGACACGGCTAAAATTTTGAAATCGGATGGAGGTTTTGAAAATGCCGTCTAAAAGCGCCGTTTATGTGCAAGAACGTGAGAAATTGAGCAAGATTTTTGAGACAGTTGAGGAATCTAAAAGACAATTGGTTGAAGGGTTAATTGAAGATGCAGCTTTTTTAAAAGCTGAAAATATTGAGTTGAGACAATCGCTTGAAGGAACAGGCATGGTGCTTATCCATCCGACGGATCCATCAAAACAAAAGCCTGTGGAGTCATCGAGGCAATATCTTAAAAATGTGAACAGTTACGCTGTCATCATTAAAACATTGAATGGCATTTTAAGCAAGCATGTGATTGATGATGATGACGAGGCGTTGAGTGACTATGAATGACTAAAAATCTTTATCCTTATTTGGATCACTCCTATTTATTACAATATATCAACCAATGCAAATCAGGCGATATCATCATTGGCCATGAACTTATGACCGAGCTAGATCGACTGCTGGAACATTTTGATGATCCCGACATCACTATTGACTTTACAGATGCGCATAAACGCATTGATTTCATTGAAAAAGAATGCAAACACTTTGAAGCGCCGTTTGCCGGGAAACCTTTTAAGCTGATGCTCTTTCAAAAGGCATTTATCGAAGCGATTTATATCTTTAAGATTTACGATGAAGAAAAACACGGTGATGTGAGACTCTATCAAGATGTTTTATTTGTTGTCGGACGTAAAAATGGCAAAACACCTCTTATCTCGGCGCTTTGTTTGGCCGAGTTTTTTTGTGGAGAAATGGGGACACGTATTTTATGTTCAAGCAACGATTATGATCAGGCGGATTTAATGTTTCAAGCGATTGATTCCATGCGTGAAGAGAGTACAACACTCGACAAGGTCACACGCAAAAACATTAAAGGCATTTTCTTTGGCAATCCGAAGCGTAAAAATCGCAAAGGAAAATTTAGCTATAAGAATAAGGGACAGATCAAAAAAATATCGGCGAAGACGGGTGCAAAAGAAGGCCGTAATATTAAAGTGGGCGCTGTTGATGAAGCGCATGAACTGAAAGATGATACCTCTATCATGCCGATAATCCAGTCATTATCTACGCAGATGGATCCACTGTATATTGAATTAACTACCGAAGGAGTAGTCAATGAAGGGTACTTGGATCACCGCATGAAAGAAGCACGACAAGTGCTAGATGGCGAATTAGAGCGTCCGCGTTGGTTGATTTGGCTTTATACGCAGGATGGTGAACAAGAAATTTGGCAAGATGAAGCCTCATGGTATAAATCGAATCCAGGCATCGGCGAGATTAAACGCTGGAATTTTTTGCGAAAAATGATTAATGAATCTAAGACCAGTAAGTCTAGACGCGTCTTTGTATTATCGAAGGATTTTAATATTAAACAAAATAATGCCTCTGCGTGGCTCACAACAGAGGACATTGTCAATCAAGAAACCTTTGACATCGAAGATTTCCGCAATGGCTTTGGTATTGGCGGAGTTGACTTGTCGAAGTCAGGCGATTTGACCAGTGCGCGTATTGTTTTAATGAAACCGGACAGTCAAAAAAAATATACATTGTCGCATTATTTTATTCCGGAATCTAAATTAGGCTATCTTTCTGAAAAAGATAAAAAAATGTTTAAGGAATGGATCCGGCAGGGACATATCACTGTATGTCCAGGCAATGAAAATGATTTTAGCTTGGTGACCGCGTGGTATGTGAAATTGTATAAAACGTACGGCATCCGAGTCTATAAAACGGGATACGATAAATGGTCCTCCACCTATTGGGTCAAAGAAATGGATGGGTATGGCTTTGATTGCCAGCGCGTCTCGCAAGAATTTGGCGCGATGTCTGATCCAATGAAGCTGGTTGAGGCTGATTTGAAAAGTGGCTTGATTAATTACAACAATAATCCAGTTGATAAGTGGTGCCTAGAAAATACAGCGTTGCGCTTGAGCAGTAAAGAAGAAATCATGCCTATCAAGGTGCAAGGACAGGAAGATAAAAAAATTGACGGAGCGGTGACATTGATCATCGCTTATCGCATTTATATAGATAATCGCACAGAATTTTTACAACTTGTTAGGAGGTGAGGCTTTGGCGTTTAAAGATTTCATGAACCATATCGGTCACTACTTTTCAAACGATAAAAAAAGGATGGTACAACAAGCCAAATTTTTGGATGGGTACAGTCCTATTTTTTCGCAGTTTGGAGAAAACGTGTACGCGTCAGATATTGTACAAATGGCCATCGATGTGATCGCGACAGAAATTAGTAAATTGCAACCGAAACATATTCGTATTGACAAAAATGGCGTGCAAAAGGTTGTCACGAGCAGTAGTATTAATCGTCTTTTTAAATTTGCACCGAATGAACTCATGACAACCCGTGATTTTTTGGAAAAAGTCGTATGGCAGCTCTTTTTGAATTACAATGCCTTTATTTATCCTACCTATTTGGATCTGCAAGATAGTAAAGGCAAACCTTTCAGGCGTTATACAGGATTTTATCCGCTTAACCCGAAACAAGTGGTCTTTTTGCAGGATGAGACGGGACAGTTGTTTGTGGAGTTGGGATTTGCCAATGGCGATAAGTATACCTTTCCTTATGACAGTGTCATTCACCTACGAAAAAAGTTTTCAGTCAACGATGTCATGGGTGGCGGAATGAATGGTCAACCCGATAACCAAGCCTTACTTAAAACGCTCAAATTGAATGATATGGTGTTACAAACGTTGCCGAAGGCACTGATGAGTAGTCTATCGATTAAAGGTATCATGAAAATTAATACGATGGTAGACGGAGAAACCCAAGAAAAAGAACGTGCTAAATTTGAAAAACAAATCAAACAAGGTGAAGCGGGTATCCTGATCACCGATGTAAAAAGTGACTATCAAGATATTAAGCCGGATCCTAAGATTATTGACAAAGACACAATGGAATTTATTGAAAACAAGATATTACGTTATTTTGGTGTACCCATTCCTGTATTAAACGGAGACTATACTGATACGCAATATCAAGCGTTTTACGAAAAAACATTGGAACCGATGGTCTTAGGACTGAAACAAGCCTTTACGAAAACGTTATTTACGGGTCGTGAATTGGATACAGGCAATGAGATTGCTTTTTATCAAAAGGACATGATGTATCTCAATACCAGCGCCAAACTCAATCTCTTAAAAACAGCCGGAGAACAAGGGCTATTATCCGACAATCAAAAGTTAGCGTTATTAGGGTATTCGCCGATTCCTGGAGGCGATCGAAGAACAATATCTTTAAACTTTATTGATACAGATATCGCAACGGCTTATCAAATGCAACAAGCAAAAAAAGGAGGGAAACCGAATGGTCAAGAAAACACTGACTAAACAAGAACCTGTCAAACGCTCTTTTGGTTTAATGGATTTAAGGGCTGTTGACGAAGGAACAAGTATTGAAGGTCATCCTGCAGTGTATGATCAAATGACTAATATTGGAGGCTATTTTAATGAGGTCATTGAGCGTGGGGCTTTTGATCAAACCGATTTTAAAGATGTGTTATTTAGTGTCAATCACGATTTAACGAAGATTCCGCTAGCACGAAGTCGAAGAAATACAGAGCAGTCCACTATGCAGTTAACAGTGGATCAATCTGGTCTCCATATTCGAGCAGATTTAGATGTCGATAATAATTCTGAAGCTAAGGCACTCCATAGTGCGGTCAAACGATCGGACATCAATGGGATGTCTTTTATTTTTTATGTGGCTAAGGACACATGGGAAGATCAAGATACCGATATGCCCACACGGCGCATACAAGAAATAGCCAAAGTAATAGAAGTGAGTGCGGTCAATTTTCCGGCTTATGCTGGAACTGACATAAACGCTCGTGACCAAGCTGTGTTGGATAATGCAGCAAAGACATTGGATAATGTCCGGTCTCAGCTGGATAGCTCGAAAAGCGAGCAGAGCAAGCAACTAGAACTCTATAAATTAAAAAATCAGATTTTGATGAAAGGATAAGGTGAGCATAGTGAAAAAAGAACTATTAGCCTTGATCAAGAAAAAAGAAGAAAGAAAACAAGCATTAATCAAGAAGTCAGATGCATCAGACTCTCTTGAAGAAGTACGTAGTATTGGTGAGACGATTGATCAATTGAATGAAGAACTCGCTGAATTGCGTAGTTTGGCTGACAAAGCGGAAGAAGACGATGAAGAGCCGGAAGCAGAACCTACACCTGGTGATCCACACGCACGTGGGAATGAACAGCATGTACATGCCTCTCCGATTGGCAGAACAGCTGTTTTAGGCACGTATGGCTTAGCAGCAGGACAAACATCGACAGAAGAACGTTCTGAAGATCCTCATGCCACACCTGAATACCGTCAAGCCTTTATGGAATATGTAGCAAGAGGAAAAACGTCAGATGTGCTTGAAATGCGTGCAGACGCTATTACTACGACAGGTGATATTGGTGCTGTGATACCGACAACCATCATGAATCGCATTGTTGAAAAATTACAGGATAATGGGCGAATTTGGGCACGTATTACCAATACAGCTTTTCAAGGTGGCGTGCAAATCCCTGTCAGTACACTTAAACCTGTAGCGACATGGGTCGGAGAAGGGGATATGTCCGATAAGCAAAAGAAAACGCTTGTTAAAATTTCGTTTACCTATCACAAGTTGCAATCGCGTGTGGCTGTTACGCTTGTTGCAGACGTTGTATCATTACCAATCTTTGAACAAACCGTTGCGGATAATATTGTTGAAGCGATGATTATTGCCATAGAAGAAGCGGTCATTAATGGCACAGGTGATGGACAACCTCTAGGTATTACTCAGGATGAAGACATTGCTTCTACCCAAATCGTTAACGTGAGTGCTGATGATATTAAAAAATACAGTACGTGGACGGATCTGTATGGCAAGATTCCGCGTAGCTATCGTAATGGCTCGGTACTTATTATGAATGACAGTGACTGGAATAAGTATTTGTTGGGTATGGTGGATACCACTGGCCAACCCGTTGCTCGTGTGACATTTGGCATTGATGGTACGACAAATGAACGCTTTATCGGTAAAGAAGTCATCGCTGTTGAGGATCATCTCGAATCTATTGATGATGCAGCCGTTGGCGATGTGGTTGGCATCCTTTGTAGACTGCAAGATTACATGTTTAATAGCAACATGCAAATGGCATTTAAACGGTACTTTGATGACAATACGGATGAATGGATCAGTAAAGCCACGTTGATTGGTGATGGGAGGCTTGCCGATCGTTTTGGTGTCGTCTTGCTGAAGAAAGCAGCAGCCTCTACAACAACGATTCAAGCGGCACAGACGCCTAAAGGTAAAAATAAAACCAATCAAGAAGAACCACCAGCCAATGAAGAACAACCACCAAAGGATGAACAACCACCAGTCGGTAACGGAGCAAGTAAATAAGGCGGTGAGTGATCATGGCTGATGAAGATGATGTATTGACCAAATGCAAAATTGGCTTAGGTCTATCCACTGAAGCCAACGAGGCTATCGATGGACTCATCACACAAAAAATTGCCACAGTCAAAGCCTTGTTAATCCAGGGCGGTGTGGCGGAAGAAAAATTAACCACTCAATCAGCTATCGGCGTCATTACCATGGGAGTCACGGATATATGGGAAGTGAGAGCAGGAGAAGCACATTTTTCCCCTGCCTTTATTATGTTAGCGACTCAACTAGCGATGGGGTGAAGGCATGCGTCGAGATAAACAAATTGTGTTGCTGGACATTGTCCCTAATCCGGATAGTGCGTTTGAGCCACCCATTGAAACACATCAACACGCTGTGTTGGCCACTGAAAATGCCATCACACGATCAGAGTTTTACTTGGCTGCCGGCACGGATTTTAATCCTGAAATCTCTTTTACCGTTTGGTTAGCTGATTATAACGGTGAGTCTCATCTCATCTATAACCAAATACGGTATACGATCTTTCGGACGTTTAAGCGCAACGAGAAAGATATCGCCTTAATGTGTACAAAATATGGCAAATAAAAAGAGGTGAGGATATGGCTGGCATATCCTTAGAAATTATGGGACTGAATGAGGTCATGGCAGACTTACAAGAAATCCCACAGCGAACCAATCGCGCAATGAATGGCGCTTTAAGAGAAGGCGCAGAGGTTGCCAAAAAAGCTGAGATCAGTCATCTGAACCGATCGGATAAGGATCATACACATTTGATTGATGATATCACGATTGGGAATATATCAACCGTAAAAGGTGTGAAATCCATTGACATTGGTCCAACAAAAAAGACGGCCTGGCGCGCACGATTTTTGGAAAATGGCACGTCTAAAATGAAACCTTATCCTTTTGTCTTGCCTGCAGGTAATGAATCGGAAAAAGAAATCACAGACATCATGACGGAAGCAATTAGTGAGAGTATCCGATGATTGATTTAATGGATGACATACTCAGTGGCTTAAGAGGCAATCAACAGTTAGTAACACTTTTAGGTGGATCGTATATTTGGGAAATTGAAGCGGTGTATGCAGATCAATTCCCGCGCATTACTGTGTTTGAAATTGATAATGATGACGCGAATTATGCGGAAGATGCACCGACAGCTGCTCGCTTGTATTACCAGGTAGATATATGGGATGACAAACCTCGAAGAGATATCGTGAACGTCGTGGACGCTCTCATGAAATCGATGGGGTTTTTTAGAATTGGTGCGCAAACATTATATGAAAATGACACGAAAATTGTCCACCATGCTTTGAAATATACATTAACCCAATCATTAGAGGAGTGATTAATTTGGCAACAATCGGAATGAGACGATTAGTCTATGCGATTATGGATGAGACAGATGAAACGTATGGTCCTGTTAAAGTTTTTGCGAAAGCTGTAGATGGTAATATTGCACCAACTACCAATACGGCTACAAACTTTGCCGATGATGGCCCAGTAGAAACGTTGGCAGCTCTTGGCGACATTGCTGTAACCTTTACACAAAATGATTTGGCCACGTCCGTGCAAGCAGATGTGCTTGGACATACAATTGATAGCAATGGTGTCTTAATCCGTAAGTCTACTGATAATGCCCCTTATGTCGCTATTGGTTTTATGGCGCAAATGTCCAACAACAAGTTTATGTTTGTGTGGTTGTATAAAGGACGTTTTCAAGTGCAAACGCAAGCCTTTCAGACTAAAAACGATCAGCCTGCTTTTCAAAATCCTCAGATTACGGCGAGTTTTATCCGTCGAGATCGAGACGATGCCTGGCAAGCGACGTTTAGAGAGGACGACTCATCATTTCCAGGTGCGGATGTTTGGTTTAATGCGGTCTATGAACCGAATGTCGATACCGAACCCCCAACGGTGACGGTCTCTCCAGCTAACGAAGCAACCGATGTCGCAGTAGATGCGCCTATCATTTGGACATTTGATAAAGCGTTGAGTAGTGCAAGTGTCAATCAAGGCGTCTTTTTGGTAATCAATGCTGATGGTGAATCTGTAGCGGGCACCTTATCCATTAGCAGTGATAAAACAGTCGTAACCTTTACACCGTCGGAAGATTTAGAGGCAGGAGCTGCTTATTTAGCTATGGCCACTCAAAATGTCAAATCCATTTCTGGTTATACAATGGGCAGTGTTAGCATTACCAAGTTTCAAACAGTAGGAGAGGGCGCTTAAGCCCTCTTTTTTTATATTGAGGAGGTAGATTATGGCCAATAACATGACCATTAAAAAAGTACCGATTGTTTTAGATAAAGAACGCACGTTGGTCTATGATATGAATGCCTTTTGCAAACTAGAAGATTATTATATTGATACTAATACTTTGGACGGTGAAATCGATACATTATACAACGCTATGAATGCTATGGCTGATGGATTGATTGGCAAAAAAGAGCTGAATGAAGAAGAAATATTAGATATACGCTCTATTTTGACGGATTTAACAAATAAACAGTCAAACGGATTCCAACAATTTTATGGGCGCTTTTTGTCAGGGTCACCTAAAGCGATTCGATCGCTTTTGTGGGCTGGACTGATCCATGAGGATGAGACATTAACGATTGAGGACGTTGGGAAATTTAGTGTAAATTTACCGACTGTGTCGGTTAAAATCCTAGATGCTTTAGCGCCGAGCATGCCAGAAAACGAAGAAGACGAAGAAAAAAACGTATAAACCAGTCTCAATCAACCCATGAATCAGGATGGGATTGGGACTGGTTAGTCTATATGGCCACGGTGTTATTAGGACTGTCTGAGAATAACTTTTGGCGGATGACCCCTAGAAAATTAATGGCGTTATGGCGTCAATATAAAAAATGGCATCAACTAGAAAGCACAGATAACAAGGTGTATATTGATCAAATCTTTTAGGCAAGTTGGGAGGTGAATCGTATGGTGGATCAAGTCGTTAAAGATATTGCACTACGTCTGACTATGCAACAAAACGGCTTTACACAATCGGTGCAACAAATTAATCGCCAAATGCGTGTTGTGCAAAGCGAGTTTAAAAATGCTTCTGCAACTATTACTGGTATGGGCAACAGTATGGAAGGATTAAACGTCAAGTCTCTCTCTTTAAATAAGCAACTAGATTTACAAAAACAAAAACTAGGTATTTATGAAAAACAATTGCTTACCTCTAGTCAAACGCTCGAAAAAAATGTGACTGAACAAGAACGACTCGGAAAAGCATTGGACGAGACACGTATCCAATTAGACCAAGCCAATCGATCATATGGCAAATCAGCCGAAGAGACGAAAGTGTTACAACAAGAAGTCTCTCGATTGCAGAAAGCTTTCCAGCAAAAAACACAGATGGTAAACCGCAATGTCACGGCATTACAAAATTATCAAATCAAAGTCAACACGACCGAAGCACAAGAACAAGCGCTTAGAAAACAGTTGGATTTGGTCAACGTTGGTCTTAAAGAACAGCAAAGCGCTTGGTTTCAAACGGGCGTGCGAGTCGATGAGTCTGTCAGTTTGATGGACAAACAGATTGAGCTGTTAAACAGTCGGTTTGGTGTACTCACTGCAGGTACGACGAATTTTGGTAAATCGACGGCCCAACTCCGTCAACAATCAGCGCAATTATCAAATGTCTTAACCATACAGGGAGAAAGAGTTGACGCTTTAAGAACAAAATATGAGGCTTTGCGATTGGCCAAAGGTGCTGATAATGTCGCAACACAAAAGGCTGAGTTGGAACTTAATAAGGCTATTGTGGCCATGAAAAATACCGAAGCTGAATTAGGTCGTGTGTCTGTCAAACTCTTATCCACATCGAGAACATCTGCAGCACTCGGTCAAATATCGACCAATGCTCAAAAGGCATCTGATCGATTAAGAGAAGCGGGCATGAGTGCCTCTTTTCTCGTGTCGTTGCCACTTGCTGTCGGTCTTGGCAAAGGTGTCGAGTCCTTTTTAGATTTTAATAAAGAATTGACCACTCTACGAGCTTTGCTGAATGATGGATCTGTCAGCTCTGAAACGTTAGATCATCAAGTACAAGTCCTAGGAAAAGACGCACAGAAATGGGCGCAACAATTTGGTGAATCTACCTCCGACGTCAACGCAGGAACGGAAGAATTAATCAAAAGGGGATTTACCTATAACCAGGTTATTGGTGCGATGCCAGTATTATTAGATGCCGCACGTGCGTCCGGTGATGATTTTGGAACAGTCATGAATATTGTGTCGAGTACAGTCGAGCAATTTGGGTTAAAAGCGCAAGATACCAACACTATGATGCGTAATACACAACGAGCGGCAGATGACCTAACCTTTGTGGCCAATAAAACAGCAGCAGGATTTAGTGATATGGGGTTTGCCATGAAATATGTGGGTCCTATATCTCAGGCGGTAGGTTTTAGTTTGGAAGATACAGCGTCGGCAATTGGGTTGTTATCCAATAATGGTATTTTAGGACAAAAAGCGGGGACTGGTTTGCGTGAAGTGATGTCGCGTCTGCTCAAGCCAACCAAAGAGAGTGCGGCCGCATTTAAAGAGATGGGTGTCAATACAGACGACCTTAAAAATGGATTTATTACATTGCCGGATCTCATTGATACCATCAATACGCACACACAAGGACTCAATAAAGCTGAAAAATCACGGTTAACAACCATTGCTTTTGGTCTCAATGCACAATCCGCGATTAATATCTTGTTATCTCAAGGCGGTGATGCCTTAAGAGACTTATCAAAAGAAACACAGAATGCTACAGGGTATACGCAAAAATTATCAAACGAAATGGGCACAAACGCACAACTTAAGGTTAAACAATTGGTGTCAGTGTTTCAGGTGATGGAGCAAGAAATAGGCAAAGAATTGGTACCGGAAATTACGCCTTTAATCAAAGAAACGACACACCTCATCCAGGAGTTTGGTGATCTCGATGAGACACAAAAGAAAAATATTATCCGTATGGCCTTGTTTGCGACGGCTATAGGACCTGTCACTTTAGGTGTTGGTGCTCTGCTTAAACCCGTCCAACTGCTTACAGGTGGTTTGGGCAAGGTTATTGGCACGTTAGGTAAATTTAGAACAGAAGCAAAATTAGCTGGTGATGCAGCAAAAGTGGAAGCAGCAGGAGGTATAGCCGCAACAGCTGGGGAAGGAATAGGACTAGAAGGCGTATTAACTGCTTTAACGGGTCCAGTTGGGCTAACGATAGGCGTTTTAGGTGCACTAGGTGTCGCAGGTTTTGAAGTCTATAAACATTTTAAGGAAGCGAGTCAATCGTCTCAAGAGTTACAAAAAGTATCTTTAGATGCAGCAAATAGTGCTCAACAACAATATGAGTCTAATAACAAACTCATTGATTCATTTGATCAATTGAGAAGCAAATCTAAATTAACGAATGATGAATTTGGAAATTATCTTGATTTGCAGGATGATCTCAAAAAAGACAAAGATCCTGTAGCTCTAAAAAATGTTACACAAGAAATGGATACCTTACAGAAAAAATCCGGATTATCTAATGATCAATTTGACAGATTGCTAGACCTTAATAAAAAGATAACCGATCAAATACCAGGCGCAGCAAAAGTTATTACAGACGAGGGCAACAGGGTTGCAGATACAACAGGAAAGGTTAAAGAATATAATAAGGCTTTTTTAGACGATGAAATACGCAAATTACAAGAACAAAGAAATATAGCTATGGGTAATCAAGAAACATTGCAAGAAAAGATAACCAGTAAGCAAAAGGATTATAATGACGGACTGGATTATGAAAATTATCTAAAAAAACAACTTGACAATTTTAATGAAAATGCGAACAAATTAGAAATCGAACGTGTCAAAAGTCAGTTGAAACAAGTTGATGCTAACTCCTTACTTGGTCAAAATTTACAGGCACAATTGACAGTTCTTGAGGGCGGCAGAGCGGCAATAGCAAAAGAATTGGGACTTACAGAAAAACAAAATGACAAGACAAAAGCGCAGCTAGATCAACTTGAAGAGAAAAAAAGTCAATTAGATGCAATCAATACTAAACTTGTCTCTGCTAATCTGCAAGAAGCAGGGATATCTAAAAAACAAGCGGATCAAATTGCAGGTGCAAAAAATTATGTGGATTTAATCGATACGCGCATTAGTAAGTTAGAAACAAGTAAGGATAAGATTATAGATGAATACAATCATAACAAGTTAAACACAGCAGAGTTTGACAAACAAATAGGAAAAGTTACTGACCAGATTAGAGCACTAGAAAAAGCAAGAGCTGAAGTTGTAGCTATTAATTCGGGATTAAGTAAATCAGAAGTTAAAAAAATAACTTTTACAGGTGATACTCTTGTAGATGCAACCCGTATTAACAACGCTTTAGCTAAAAGAATTTATAAAAATGTCGTTGTAAATGTTGATTTACCAGCGCACACACAACAACATATCTTTGATGCCCTTCCTCACGGAGCTACAGGTTTTAAAAATTTTAAGGGAGGATTGGCTGTTGTTGGAGAAAAAGGTCCAGAACTTGTGAGATTGCCAAAAGGTGCAGATGTTTTTGATCATCAGAATTCAATTAGAATAGCTAATCAAATGGCTAATTTTTCTCAATTGGCTTCTGTGAGTCAAACACATCAAGTCATGTCGCCATCACTTGCTCAACAACCTCAAGTCGTGCGTGAAATTATTGTTTTGCCCAATGGCGTAACAGCTGATTTTAACTTGGACGGAAAAAGTTTTGCCAAATCAACGGCTAAATTTACGCAAGATGAAATCAATCGTCTGAAATCCGGTGTGCAAAAAGCAAGGGGGATACGCTAATGGGCATCATGTATAGAGGGATACACTCTGACACGTTTGGGTTAGCAGTACAAACAGATCCCAACGTCCTACCTCCTATCACATTGAATACTATTGATGTCCCTGGATTACCTGGATCATATTATGTTAATGCTAAAATCGGTATGCGTCCTATCCCTTTGACAATTGGTTTTGTAGGAGCAGATTTAAAAGACTATGAATCACGTTTAAGAGCGTTGGCTGGTTGGCTGTCTCCGCAAAAAGGATTAGGAGAATATATTTCAGACAATGAGCCTGATAAAGTATATTACGCTGTCTTATCTGATCAAAATATACAACGAATAAAAGAAATAGCACGTGTTGGTCAAGGCACACTCACTCTCATGGCTCCGGATCCTTATGCTTATGGTCCGGAAAAAACACAAACGATTAATGATCCAAATGATGAAGATGAAGCAAATCCCGTTGTCACGAATGGTGGCACAGATAATACTTATCCTATCTTTACGGCCGAAGTATTAAAACCACTCACCTTTTTACAAATTGTAAAAGACGATGCCTATATGCAGGTAGGGCAACCAGTCGACGTTGACAAAGAAGAGGCACCAGAATTTGAGAGTGTGCTATCAGATAATCTATCTAGCCTTGCAAATTGGACGGCCATAACAGGAGGAGAATCTCTCCCAGATGGTATCGTGGGCGGATCCATGACAACAGCTAAAAACTCAAGCGGTGACCCTTACGCTTTTACTCCCTCGAGCTATGGCACCAACCCTAATGGTTGGGTAGGTCCAGCTGTTAAACGTGCTTTGTCTGAGGCTGTACAAGATTTTAGAGTGGCCATTAGTATGAGCGTATTAAACAAAATGGTCGGCGTTGGTAAAGTGGCCATATTTTTAGCAGATGACGACGACAACATATTTGGCGGGTTATGGATGGAGGATACAACAGCCTCAGTTGATCTTAATCATGCACGTGTCGCTTTGTTTGATGACCAATTAAATAAAAAATTTTTGATAGATACCACAGGCGAGCGTTTTAACGTCTATAACGATTTTAATGGACTTTTACGGTTAGAGAGACGAGGTAATCAATTTTTTGCTTACTCATCTCAAGTAGATCCAGTAACAGGTGTGCATAGTGCGCGAGATACAGCACCTGTATTTATAGATAGCGATGGTCTTTATCAAGCTCAATTATCACAAGTCATTATCTATATTGCCAAAGCTAAGGATTACAAAACATTTACACAAACGGCCAACGATTTAAGCGTGTTTAGGATTAATGATATAACAGCTAATCAAGTACCTTATATAGCGGATACGGCAGATTTGATTACGTTTGACCATAGAATAAAAGAACTCATGTTAAATGGAGATCCAGGATTAATGGCCGAAAAAGATATTGGAGCGACTTTTTTCCCGTTTTCTCCGGGTAAAACACAGTTGATTGTGAATCCTGCTGATGCCGTTAAACTGACTGCACAGTGGAGAGGTGTTGACCTATGATCCATTTACTCGATAAAAACGAACAAATCGTCGATGTCTTGGTTAATCCTAGTCCGGATAAATGGTACAACATCAGTAAAATGACAGAGGATGTTGACAATAGCTTATTGTCACTTGAATTTACAACTATTTATCAAATAGATTCCAGTAAAATTGCAAAGGTTGTTGCTCAAGACCGAGACGGTAAGCACCGTCTTTTTTTAATATCTAATATCGAGGATAAAGACGATGAAAGTTTATTAAAAACGATACAATGTGACGGCGATCATTATTCTTTAGGATTTGAGCGACCGATAGCTCCCACAACATTAACAGGTGTGACATTAAGAGAAGCAGCAGAATTTTTATTACAAGATACCAATTATCAACTTGGCCAAGTAGATTTTGAAGGCATAGATGATGTTGCCTTTAAAGACTTTACATTTCCTTTGGCAGGCGTACAACAACTTAAAGATCAGTTTAAGTGTGTATCAAAATTTAGAGTTGAGATGATAGGTAAAACAATCACACGTTTTTTGGATCTTTTACAGCCATCTGATGATTTTAGTGGCAAAGAATTGGTTATTGACAAGGACATTACTGGATTAGATCGCCAAGAAGATCGTGATAACATCATTACGCGTATGATTGGCTACGCTATTGATGCTGACGGCAATGTTATCACATTTGAGGATATTAATGATGGTAAAAATTATATTGAGAGTGCTGAAGCTTTTGCGGAATGGAATTTCAAAGGACGTCATCGATACGGCGTCCATCAATATCAACCCGAAGACGGCGAAGAAATTGATAAACAAAAAATGTTAGCAGCCACACGTGAAGCGTTTGAATTGGTCAATGACGCGACGGTTGCTTATCAAGCAACAGCCGCAGCGCTCGAACAAATAGAAGGATATGAACACGAAAAAATCAGGATAGGCATGAATATACGGATCAGGGATGATAGATTTAACCCAACATTGTTTTTAACTGCACAGGTGAATCAGACAGAAATGCCGGAGCTTGACGATCCATCAGGCGACTTTGTTTATCAACTTGGCGATTACAAACTCATCGATGTCAAGCAAGAACAACAAATTTCTGATTTGCAATCCAAGTTAGGACGTCGCTCACCTGTATGGGATGGATCCGGAGCTAAAGCGGATGCAGCCAAACAAGCAGCTGACGATGCTAACCAGACAGCTAATGACGCCAATCAAACGGCTAACAATGCTAAAGCGTCAGCCGATGGCAAAAGTAAAATTGTGACTGGTCCGACGGCTCCTGAGGATAAAACAAGTTTTTGGATAGATACGTCAGGTGGCTTAAATAAGCCGGGTGTCCTCAAACACTACGATCAGTCAAGAGAGGAGTTTGTTGACGACTCCATCACGCAATTTACGGATATGTTAGGCGAAATCATCAACAAGCAAATTGCTGACGGCGCTGTGACAGTAGATAAATTAGACGTCAAAGAATTATCAGCTATCGCCGAGAATGTTGGGCATCTAACAGGTGGATTAATAGAGGGCGTACAAATAATAGGAAGTGAAATAGAATCCATATCTGAAGATGGAAACAGCAAAGTCATCTTATTTGATGGGACGATCACATCTTACAATGGTGATGCGAGGATAGTAGATATTGATGAATTAGGCGTTAATATTTATGACGTGACCGATGCACTCGTCGGCGGACTAAGATGGGCAAGCTCAGGTGATTTAAACGGATTAGGTGTGAGAGGGGCTATGGACTTTATCTCTTTAGGGTTTGCCCTTGATCCTGATGGGATAACATCGGCTGATTGGATGTTTTTAGACAATACTCAGCCGTCCACGACCATATGGGGAAGCAACAAACCTGGGAACCCCGATGGTGAGCTGCTACTTAAATCCACAGCGACAGGTGGCAGTGATGATGGTTTGGTGCCGTATGTAGATATACTGCATGCGCCAAATGGCGATGAGACATTTAGGAGTGTGATTGTCCAAACAGGTATGGGTCACCAACGTCCTGGTGAGTCAGGGTTTAGGACAGGCTTTGAGGTTTGGCAGTATCTAGGATTAGGCAATAGCGATACTAAAAACTTGCTAGCCATAGACTCTGACGATAGCACAAAGCTATCGTACACATTGTTAAATACAGATCAAGTCTTTGTTAACTCTGGTACTGTTGGGCAAGGCAAAGCAATAGCCATAGAAATAGATCCGTCTATATCAGGGTCTGCAGGCGATCTCGCGACAAATGCTATTATGCATATAGGTAGGATTACGAATGCTTTTATGCCTGCCGGTCAGACAACTGTTGCACAGAATTTTGATTTTTTTGGCGCTAAACGTATTTTTTACGTAAATATACAAGGAACAGATGCAAATTCTGCCCTTTATAATGCCAGAGCTTTTCAGATATCACCCACTGGGTGGGTGACACATATACAACGTGCTGACGGCAAGACAACAAGTAGTAATGTGCCGATAACTTTACAGTACACGATTATTTATGAGGCTAATTAAAAGGAGGATTATAGATGAGCGATATAAACGAGATAACCGTAAAAGATTGGTATTCGTGGATGACGGGTTTAGAGGTGACATTAAACGATAAGACAGTCAGTATCGCAAAAGGCACTTACTCCAACACAAGAGATGATGCAACTAAGGGTCCAACCTCTTTTGACGCTATGAGTTTTGAGCTAAAACCGGATGATACGTATTTAACCTCATACGGATTATTTATCGCACTGGAAAATGGTGTGGTTAAATATTCTATGCACAGATACGTACAAATTGCAGGCGATATATCGTCATCGTATGACGGATCAGGTATGCTTTTAGTTGATTTTGTGCAGGCATCGATTACCGTTGACGGTGATATAAATGTTTTTGTCAAACATATAGAAAAAGATGACTCCCCGCCCCCTAGCAAGATTATCCAACCACCACCCACACGTCCTTACAGACAAAACGGTATGCAAAAAGGAGGAACAACAAATGGGAAATGACACAGATCAAAACGTCATCATAGCCTCTCTGAAAGGGCAAATAAGCAATCTTGCTGAGCAAGTCGCTAGAAGGGATGCCGTCATAAAATCACAACTCGACACTATCCGTGAGTTAAAAGGTAAAAAAGAAGAATCACATGGATTGCAAGAGGAAGTAAAAACCAATGCACATAAAAAAATAACTGATATGCATAAAATGGCAGAGGCAATAGGGGGCAACTAAAGCCCTCTTTTAATTTTGTCAAAATGGGGTGTTTAGGCGGTGCGGCATCATACAGATACATTTTGGACAAACATCGTAGGCGGTAGCATCTCTGTTATCGCCTATTTAATTGGTGGCATAGACAATCTAGTCGTAGCCCTTGGCATTTTAATGGCCATTGATTATATATCGGGCATTATGGTGGCTACGGTAGACAAAACAGTATCGTCAAAAAGAGCATTTAAAGGACTGATCAAAAAAGCAGCCATGTGTCTAGCCATAGTCGTAGCTAACCAATTAGATATTGTGGTCAGCGGAGGAAGCTTTTTACGCAATGCTATGCTGTTATCTTTTATTGGCTCGGAGGGCATGTCAATCATCGAGAATCTAGGTCATTTGGGTGTTAAAGTGCCCACGAAGATATCTAAGGCGTTTGCTCAATTGCAAGACAAAAATGATAAAAGAGGAGAGTGATTAACGTGGCAAATTTAAAAGGTGTTGACCTTAGTCATTGGCAGGGCCATGTAGACTTTGAGGCAATTGTAAAAGCTGGCTATGCTTTTGTCTTTGTCAAATTGACAGAGGGTACAACGGTTACAGACCCAAACGGTGTAGCAAATGTTAAGGCAGCACAAAAAGCAGGCTTGATGGTCGGAGGGTATCACTTTTTCCATGGCTCGCCAAAAGAGGTCAATCACTTTAGATCGGTTGCTAAAAATCTAGCTTTGAATTACGTCATTTTGGATAGCGAAGACAACAGCCTGAAAGGTGACCTAACACAGGTATCTTTAGCCTTTTTGCAGGCGGTATCTGATCTTGGTAAACCTGTCTTTTACAGCAACCCATCTTATATAAAGGCTCATTATAACAAGGCCATAACTAAATACCCTTTGTGGATTGCACATTATGGCGTAGATAATCCAGACGTGCCATTTTGGGAGGGTTGGAGCGCTTGGCAATACGATGACAAGGGCAAAGTACCGGGTATTGATGGTGCTGTTGACCTTAACTACATGGACGAGTCCCTTGCAGTCAAAAAGGTGGTCAAGCCTAAACCTACTCCTAAGCCGACCAGTTATACCACTCATGTTGTCAAAAAAGGCGAGGTATTATCTGTCATAGGCGCAAATGAGGGTGTAGATTGGCGAGAGATAGCTAAGATTAATGGGATTAAAGACCCTTATATTATTTATCCTGATCAAAAGCTTAAGATACCTGCTGGAGCAAAGTCAACCCCTCAAGCCGAGTATCACACAGTTGTTAAGGGCGATACCTCTTGGGACATCGCACAACATTACCATACAACAGTAGCAGCATTACAAAAACTCAACCCATCTATCAAGGACATGGACAAGATTTTTCCTGGACAAAAAATGAGGGTTAAGTAACAAAAACAGCGTTTTATATAACATAGGTATTTAAAAATAGTTTCTAATTGATATAAAACGATATTTATATAACATAATGGGGAGGATTAATAATGGAACAACATATCATTGAGGCAGTCTTAACAGCACTAGGCGCTATTGCAACAGGGGTCATTGGTTACGTTGCACGAGCCATCGTTAAATTTGTCATCAGCAAACATTTAACTCTTTTGGCTACTGAGGCAGTCCATTTTGCAGAGGACATGTTCAAAGGTTTTAACGGACATGGCGAACAAAAATTTGATGAAGCTTGTGATTGGGTTTCAGATAGATTAAAGAAAATCCATATCAAGCTTAGTAAAGAAGAGATTGAATTCTATGTTAGGTCGGCATACAACAAGCTCAAAAAGGACGTTAAAGAAGATTTGAAGGAAGCAAAATAATGTGGGGTCTCCCGTAAACTTCTTTCGGGATTTTTTAACATTTATTAGACATTAATTTACATTAATTGATATAATAAATAAAAAAACATGCAGAGTCCGCTGCATGTCAAACCTCTATTAATATTTGTTAATTATACACCATGTTTTTAAAAAAGTCTATTTTATTAAATGCAGCGGACCTCTAATTGTCAAAGTTGGAGGGGTTATAGTGGTAAAGGAGAAAGTTATAAAAATTTTTGCTTATGAGCTTTCAACGCCAAAATTTAATTATGAAAAGCAACATTTACAAGAAGGTCGTTATGATCATGCTCACTTTGAGAAATTGTTATCAGCAATAATTGAATTAAATACTCAAAATCGTCCTTTACATTTAGATGGCAAGTTTATAACTTTGGAATACTATAAGAATAGTGATGACACAGATATTATTGAGGGGGCATTTACCTCTGCCAAATATGGTCAAATTCCTGATTGGGTACATTCTAGAACATTGAGAAGAAGAAAGAGTGGGAAAGATATTGAAGAGGGAGAAGAAAGTCGAACGCATTTTATTATTGATAAAAAAACGGGGCTTTTTCTTCTTCAAAGTGATACAGAAAGGATTGTGTCAAGAAATTCAATTGACAAATATTTTAGACATCATTCGACTCTAATAAATGATTTTATTAAAGAATATAATATAGAAAACACCAATAAATTTGAGATATATCCAAAAATGTTTTACCGACTAGTAACAGTTATTTCAGATGATTTTTATAAGGATATAGACAAGTTATCTAGAATAAAAAAAGGTACTCTTGAAGTTGATGTAAACCAGGACATTAATAATGATGCGTTGAATGCGATAAAAAAACAATCTGCTAAAATTGGGAATGTGGAAAATGTAGGTTATGTTGTTCACGTAAAGACTAGAGGAAGAGGATTAACTAATGTCAAGGAATTTTTTAAGCAAATCGAAGAGCTGAATAGATATAGTGATATTATTGTTGAGGGGTCTTCGGCTTTGGGTATACATAAAAAGGTAAATTTAGTTGATCATCCGTACAAATATGAAATTAAAATACCTGTTAACAGTAATGGTATACCTAATAATGTTAAACTAATAGAGCATATGGTTTATCTTTCTAAACATGAAAACCCTTTAAGGAGATGAGTTAGTTGGCTGAACAAAAAATAAATAGAAAACACTCATCTGTAAATGCCGATACTAACAATATTCTTTTTGGTTTTTTCAAATTTGCTACTACAAAAGAAAAGCGTTTTGATATCGGTTTACCGTTTGCTATTTCTGCTATTATTTTTGTTTCAGCCTATTTTTTAATTCGTTCAAACCAAAATTTATTAGATATAGTTAAGGATTTAAATAGCGTTTCACTTTCTATTATGTCGATACTTGCGGGATTTAATACTACAAGTTTGGCAGTTATTGCATCAACGCAGCAGAAAACATTATTTAGGCTGTTTGAAAAAAATGGACAAAAAAACGATAAGAATATACTTGAACAGTTATTAACCTTTTTTTCATATTCAATCATTATCCAACTTATATTGATAATATTGGGATCTTTACTTCTTGTTATGTTAAAATACGCTTCTGATTTGTATAAAAATTTATCTTTTGTAAATTATTTTTCATCACATATTATATTATCTGTTGTTGGATTGATATGGTTAGGGTTAGTTTTACATACTTTATTTATTTCGATAAGAAATGTAACGATTCTTTATCATTATGTTGTTTTTATTGGATCTGAAAAAGAACAAGATGATGAAAGTGAATAA